GAACGTTGATACACAAGGTCGTTGGATCGTTGTGGACCCAGTATTCATGGAAGTCTTGAAAGATGAAGACTCACGTCTATTGAACGCCGACTTCGGTGGTTCAGGATTACAGAACGGGTTGGCAGTGACAAACCTACACGGCTTCCGTGTTTACACTTCAAACAACCTACCTTCACTTGGTACAGGTTCTTCCACAGTTGGTGGCGTTAATTCTACTAACTTTGGTGTTATCGTAGCAGGACATGATTCAGCCGTTGCAACTGCAGAGCAGATCAACAAAACTGAAACTTATCGTGATCCTGACTCATTTGCAGATATTGTTCGTGGTATGCACCTATACGGTCGCAAGATTCTTCGCCCAGAAGCTATCGTTACTGCAGCATATAACTTGGCGTAAGGGAGAACTGAATAATGGCTACTATTACCGCAACTCTAGCTCCTGCTCATGGGGGTGACTCACGTGGACGTCAGCCTTATATGGTTGAACAAACCATTGATCTGACTGCAAACAGCATTGCCCCAGGTGATGTAGTACAGGCTCTTACTGTACCTGCCAATACTAAAATTATTGCTGCAGGTATTCAGGTAACAGCTTCTGCTACTCAAAATACTGGTACAGATGCTACTGCTACATTAGGCACAGCTGTAGACGCTGATGAGTACGTGGCTGCATTTGATATTGACGGTGCTGCTGATGGAGCGTATGCTCCTTCCGCTACTGTAGCAGGTGATATTGTTATCACTTCTGCAGATACACTTGACGTAACCCTTGCAGGTTCAGGTGCATCATTTACTGCAGGTACACTACGTGTGTATGCCGTAATGATGGATGTTAGTGCACTTGGTGAAATGACTGCTAATGAAGTAGATCGTGACACACTCGCATAATTAAACTCTGGGGGGCTGGGAAACTGGCCCCTCAAATCTAATTTAAAGGTACTATTATGGCTACATATGTCGCACTTGTAAATGAACTACTTCGCAGAATAAATGAAACTACACTTGATACAGCAGGTGATGGTTTTGGAGACGCACGTAATTTACAAGCAATTGCAAAAGATGCAATTAATTCTAGTACTCGTGAAATTTTACAAGTGTCTCAAGAATGGCCCTTTACATTTACCACATATACAGAAACATTAACTGCGGGTACAGGCACTTATGCATGGCAATCCGATGTATCTAAAATTGATTGGGATTCACTTTATTTAAAGCAGTTATCTTCTAAAGATAATCAACCTAAAAAACTTACAGTACTTACATTTGTAGATTATCTTAGGCATTATAGACCACAAGAAGATACATCAGGTGAAGGTGGGCGAGATACTCCCCAGTACGCTTATAAAACAGAAGAACGTAAGTTTGGTGTTACACCAATACCAGATGCTGCATATGAAATTGAATATCGTTACTGGTCTTTCCCTAGTGATCTAGTAGAGTTTGATGACACATCAATTATACCAGATAGATTTAAACATGTACTTATTGATGGTGCAATGATGTATATGATGCGTTTCCGTAGTAATGAGCAAAGTGCGGCTATACATCAACAGAATTTTGAAAACGGAATAGACACAATGCGAAGACTATTACTAGATAGTCCTGCATATATTACGTCTACAGTACGCCCTAATAGATATTTTAATTCAGTCACAGGCGCACAGTAATGGCAGATAATTTAGCTACCTTGCCTGTACCTTGTAGTGGGGGTCTTATAAATAATGTAGACCCACTTACACATGGTGGACAGTTTGCAGGTTCGGCATACAGAATGATTAACTACGAGCCATCCCTTAACGGTGGCTATCGTCGTATATCAGGGTATTCAAATGCATATGGTGAACTTACAGGTTTAGCAAACAGTCCTGTATTAGGACTACACGTTTCACCTGATATTAATCAAGGTATCTTTGGATGCCGTAAACCTACAACAGGTAACAACTACCTGCATTGGTATAATCACTATTATGATGTAACACTTGATACTGGTGAAGGTACTCCATTTACAGTTGGCGAAACAGTTACAGGTGTAGTTAGTTCGGGGGATAACACAGGTGTAGCTGCTACAGGTACAGTTATATCTAAAACAGCGAATGCTCTTGTAATTAATTTTGGTAAACTACCTGAACAAATATTTGCTACGGGTAATGTTTTGACAGGTGGCACATCAACTGCAACAGGTACAGTACAATCTACCCCTGCAGTAAAAGGGTGGCAAGCTGTAACTACTTCAGGTTCTCCTACTATGACTGATGTAAGTCAAGTTAGGTTTGAAAGTTTTAACTGGGGTGCACCTAAGTTTGCTTTAGTAGATGGCATAAATCCTGCAGCTACATATGATGGAAGTACGTATACACAGATTACACATGCACAAGCACCTACTGATCCTACACTTGTAGCAGCATTCCAAAACCATTTATTCTTAGCGGGTGATGCTTCTGAACCTTATAACTTATACTTTAGTGCACCTGTAGCTGAAACCGACTTTGATCCTGCTAATGGTGCAGGTGTTATTAATGTAGGTTTTAAGGTAGTACAAATTAAAGCCTTTCGTGATCAACTATTTATATTTGGTACAAACAATATTAAACGTCTTGTTGGTGACAACCAAGCTAACTTTGTGTTGCAGAATGTTACAAACAACTTGGGTTGTATTGCACCTGATAGTGTTGCGGAGTTTAATGGTGAAATTGTATTCTTAGCACCTGATGGTTTACGTCCTGTATCTGGAACAGATCGTATTGGTGACATTGAACTTGCTACATTATCTAAGCCAGTTCAGTCTATCTTTGAAGATTATATTGACCAAGAAGATTTGGCATCTATTCGCACTATTATAGTTAAAAAGAAATCTCAGTTTAGATTATTCTTTGCGGATCAAAACTCTCTTGGGCTAATTGGTGGCATTCGTCGTAGTGGTGTAAGTACACAGGCAGGTTTTGAATTTGGACAGCTTGTAGGTATTGAGGTAAACTGTGGTGACAGTGGTTACATTGGTGATGAAGAGTTTGTAATTCACGGTGATTCAAACGGATTTGTATTTAGACAAGAAGATGGTAATAACTTTAATGGCAATAGCATTTTTAGTTTATACCAAACTCCATTTGTATATATGCAAGACCCTGAAGTACGTAAAACTATACACAGTGTAAATACGTACCTACGTGCAGAAGGTGTACTTACTGTAGTTATGGCCCTTGAATATGACTATGCTGATCCTGATGTATTAGTACCTACAGATTTTACATTTACTACAGCAGGTGCTGCAGCTTATTATGATCGTGCTACTTATGATGCAGCAGAAATTTACGATGGTAATCCATCACCAATACGTTCAACAAATGTTTCAGGATCAGGTAAATCCGTTTCAGTTAGGTACGTTACAAATTCAGACCAACCTAGCCATACTGTTCAAGCGTATAGTATTACATATGGTTTAGGAGACAGGAGATAAAAATATGGCAGGATCAGGTTATACACGACAGTCGGTAGCTAGTATTGTACCTACAGCCGTTGTACGTGCTGCCCCAATCAATGCAGAGTTTGATAAGCTACGAGATGCTTTTACTCAGAGCGATACGGGTACAACAGGTCACAGACACGATGGTTCCTCTGATGAAGGTTCTTACGTTCCCTTTATTGCTGACTTAGATAAAAACAATTACTTTACTGTAGATCAAACTAATAATCTTTTTGGTTTGTTTATTGAGGTAGGTGGTTCTGCAGTAGAGCAACTACGATTCCAAGATGGTCTTGTTGTTCCTGTTACAGATAACGACATTGACCTTGGCACATCTTTACTAGAATATAAAAATGCATACCTAGATGGTACTGCTTTTATTGATACTGTAAGCATTGGTGATAATGACAATACAGTAATTACTGACAATACGTATGCTGTAACTGGAGACTTAACGTTTGACGTGTCTGGTGATATTATCTTTGATGTAGATAATGCAGATGTATTTTTTAAAGATGCAGGAACACAATACGCAGCGTTAGTTAATAACACAGGTAATTTAATCCTCAAGAGTGGTACTACTACTGCCATTACCTTTACGGGTGCTAATGCAGACTTTGCAGGTACACTAGACGTAACAGGAGCAGGTACGTTTGATAGTACACTGTCTGTAGCAGGGATAGCCACACTAAGCTCTAATGCTACTGTAGGGGGCACTCTGGGCGTTACAGGGGCTACTACACTAAGTAGTACACTAGATGTTACTGGTGCAACTACATTAAGTGATACCCTTACAGTAACGGGTAATACTACAGTAGGTGGTAATCTTACAGTAAACGGGACACTAACTACGTTAAATACTACTAATACTGTTGTTTCTGATACATTGATGGAGCTAGGTAACGGTACTACTGGATCACCTACAAATGATTCAGGTATTGTTATTGAACGTGGTAGTGCTGATAATGCATTCATTGGCTTTGACGAGTCTGCTGATAAGTTCCTTATGGGTACAGGTTCTTTTACTGGTGCAAGTACAGGTAATCTAACAGTTACAAAAGGCACCTTGCAAGCTAACCTAGACTATGATACACTTTCAGATGGAACTATTACAGTAACAGGGTTTGTAGACGAAGATGATATGTCATCTGATAGTGCTACACTTATTCCCACACAGCAATCAGTTAAAGCATATGTAGCTACTATTGCAGGGCAGGCTAACAATGTTGTTGGTCTTACTGCTACAGCAGCAGAACTAAACACACTAGATGCAAGTGCAGCAAGCCCATCATCTGTAACACTAGAAGGTACGGATGGCTTCTTATTAATTGACACATCAGCAGGTACATTGAAGCAAGCACTGATTAGTGACTTTAATAGCTTTATTACTACTGACCTTGTTGGGGATACTACACCACAACTTGGTGGTAACTTAGACCTAAACAGTAATAATATTACGGGTACAGGTAACATAAACTTTACAGGTACTCTAACTGCTACAGATGCAGCCTTTACAGGTACAGGTGCTGTTGATCTTCCTGCAGGTACAACGGCTCAACGTCCTACTCCATCAAATGGAATGATTCGTTATAACTCTGACGATGGACAGTTTGAAGGTTATGCTGCAGGTGAATGGGGTGCTATAGGTGGGGGTGGTGATGAACAAACAGCTACCACTACAGCTACAACGCAAACAAGTGTTGCTACGTGGGCTAAAGCTACTTATGTGGCATTGGAAATTACAGTAGTAGCTAATGATGCAACTAACCGTACTATCACTAAACTACTTGTAACACATAATGGTACAACTGCAGTGGCTACACAGTATGGTGAAGTAAACACAAGCACTGCTATTGCTACATACGATGTAGATATTAGTGGTACAGATGTACGACTACTGGCAACACCCGCTGCCGCAACCTCAACAGTCTTTACAGTTAAGACTACAGTATTTGAATAAAAAGGAATAGCATAATGGATAGACGTAGACGTATGCCTTCAGCACTTAAAGGACTAGGCCCTGCAGGTCCAAAAATAGTAAATGTGCCCTCTAGTGCAGAAGCAACACGCAGACAACGTAAACAAACAGGGCGTAAGAAAAGCACTGCAGCAGTAACAGGTGCAGGTGGACAGAATCGTAGTGTAGCAGTGGGCAAACGTGCAGCACCTACTACTCCATCAACTACACGTAAGGCATTAACTCGTGCTCAGTCTCGCCGCCGTGAACGTGTAGCAGAACGCACAGTAGCACAGAAACAACGTGCCGCACGTAGATCAGCTAATCAAGCAAAACGTGCAACACGTAAGGCAGCTAATCAAGCAAGACGTACAACACGTATGGCTCGTCGTACACGTTAATACATAAGCTATTCTGGAAGGTGAAAGATGGCTAATACTAAAGACTTTAAAGTAAAGAACGGCATTCAACCCACGGTCTACCATGAGAGCGTGGGTACAGTCACGTCTTCAACTAACTATTTTGATTTAGCTAATGCTGAACTGTTGACAGAAACAGTTAATCTTAATACTTTGCACGGTAATATAGACATAATAAATATTGTAACATTTACGCCAGATGGTACTAAACTTATTGTAGGAGCTAAAGACACACTATCAGCAAGTGCACCCCGTGTTTTTCTATATGAGTTTAATTTAGGCACAGCATGGGATATTAGTACTATTATAAGCAGTAATGCAGGAGATAACATTACGTCAGAAACAACTCAGGGTGTATACGGTTTTGCTTGGAACTCTGATGGCACTAAGTTTTTTGTTTCTGGAGGTGGTGGTGACATATTTGAGTATAATACTTCTACTGCCTACAGTGTTGATGGTGCGGATGTAACATATGCAGGTGCCTCAGAAGCATTTGATACCACTACAGATACAGGCACAGGCAGTCGTGGCATTGTATTTTTTGATAGTGGTGATAAACTTCTTATTACTTCCGTAACTAATGATGCAATATACGAGTACGGTATGACATCTCCCTACGATATAAGTACCGCCACACTTAATCAGAGTAAAGATGTAAGTGCCGATATTAATAACCCTTGGAACCTGTCATTTAATGACGATGGTACTGTATTATACGTTTTAAACGGCGGCAATCTTATATATACATGTGACCTTACCACTGCTTACGATATATCTACTTTAAGTGTGACTACTGTCACAGCCACAGGACAGTTTGGTGGTATAGAAGATTCTGGAATGTTTTTTAAGCCAGATGGAAGTAAGCTTTACTTAGGTACTACTACTGAAACTGTAAAAGAATATAACATAACTTCAATTACACAAACAGTAGACCTATCCACTGGCTCAGTCTTTGAGGTAACACCAACGTCTGACATTGAGGTTAACCTAAGCAACCCTGCTGATAGTGGTACTGTTAGTCAGGCTACGTTGTTGTTGGATGGTGCGGAAGTTGTAAGTAATGCTTGGGATATATCTACTGCAGCGTATAGTCAAAACTTTAGTTTTAGTTCTCAAGCTAGTTCTATGAGGACTGGTTTTTTCAAGCCTGATGGTACGAAGATGTACATGGGAAGTATTAGTACTAACAGCATATATGAATATGATTTAAGCACTGCATGGGATGTAAGCACCTCTGTATACA